AGGGTTGAAACCTGCTAAGATTCGTGAGATTCTGAAGAAACTCAAACACACGAATTTTTACGAACACGTGCCTTATATTTTGAATCGTATCAATGGAAAAACAGCTCCTGTAATGTCACGCGAAGTGGAGGAGAAGTTGCGATTTATGTTCAAGGAGATCCAGAGCTCGTTTGTGAAGCACTGTCCAAAGAATCGGAGCAATTTCTTGTCTTATTCGTATGTGCTTTACAAGTTCTGCGAATTGCTGGAGCTGGATGATTATTTGCAGTGTTTTCCTCTCTTGAAAAATCGTGATAAACTATACAACCAGGATAAGATTTGGGGGCTGATATGTGCGGATTTGCAGTGGCAGTATATTAGGTCTATATAGGGGGCATAAAATTTGAAAGCTATGACTCTCCACAAGTGACCTTCCCCACACAGATGTCTGACGAGGTTAAATTGCATGCAACAGCGAAATTGGTACAAGATGCGATTAATAAGAAGATAATCCAAGGTCGAATTCTCTATGAAAGAACAGATTATGGAATCATTCCCACTCTAGCAAAAGTTCGGTTAAAGCTAGGAACAAAAGTGTATTACGCAATCTTTAAAGACTCTAAAGAGATTATTGCTCATGATAAAACCCATAAGTCGTTAAATAGCTGGGCAGTAGCGTGCAAAAAGGACAACACAGGTTCCGAGAATACCCGTTGCAATGTGTGGACAGCCGACATAACCTTCGAACGGGATGGCGAATGGATACCACTCTCGACCATTCGCACGATTAGAAGGGCAGAAATCCCGCGTGAGTGTGATTCCTGTGTCGGCGAAGCATTGTCTGATCCTAGCTATAAAGTTGCAGTGGTGCCATACTGCGATAAGTTTAGTATCGACTGTAATTCTCTGACTGACCAAAGTGCAGGCCACCAAGAAGAGGTAGTGGGTTCTAACACCGATTCTCTGAAAAAACTAAATGCTGGGGATATTATTGTGACTACTGCTAAAAAGAGTAGATACTTACACATCTCCCGAGTTATAAGACCTGCATCAGAGAGTGAGGCAAGCGTGTGGTTTACGCGAGGGGGTAAGATGTGGAGGTATAATTACAAGGTGGACCACGTTACAGATATTATAAAGCTACACAACCCGCTGTCAAGTCTAAGTGGTTGTTGCCAAAGAGGGATTATGAAGGAACTTGTGAAACAACTGCAAAGCGAATAAAATTGACCCTGTCTGGCCAAAAAATAAACAAGTCATTATCATGCCCTCTCTCACCATAATTATGGGCCCTATGTTCGCAGGGAAATCCTCGGCCGTCATATCAAGGGTGCGACGCGCCGAAGTTCTCGGTTGGAAAACATTCGTGATTACTTCATCTGCTGATACTAGATACACGGCGGAATCCAAAATCATTACGCACGACCGTGCATCCATGGATGCAACTGGGGCAACTGTGTTAAAGGGGTTGGAGCAAAGGTCCGAGTATGCCCAGGCGCGCTTAGTAATCATTGAGGAAGGCCAGTTCTTCACGGATTTGTATGACTTTGTGGTCAGGGCCGTTGAGGAGGATGGGAAAGATGTGGTGGTTGTTGGGCTAGATGGCGATTCGGATCGGAAGCCTTTTGGAGATATTCTTCGTCTCATTCCTCTCGCTGATAAAGTCGAGCGTCTCACATCATTGTGTAAAAGGTGTGGTGATGGAACGCCGGGATTATTCTCGGCACTCGTGCGTGGTTCCAAGGGAGGCGAGCAGGTGTTTGTAGGTGGCTCGGATTCATACGAGGCCATGTGTCGGAAACATTACAAGGAGAACTCATTGCGTGTGTGATATTCACAGGCGCAACGAGTGTTTTTATGAAGATGTCATGCATTTACGCCATGGGGAATCCCACCAGGTTGGCGCCAATGCCGAAGCCCGCGCCCTGGCGCGCCGTCACGCCGATGGACGGCGAGAAGATGTCCAGCACCGCGAACACCGCGGCGGCCATGATGGTCACCGTGAGGATCTCATCCATGGGCAGTTGCTTACGAGGGATAAACACAAGGGCCAGGGCCACGGCAATGCCCTCCACTACATACTTTACGATGCGGGTCAGAAGGTCGTTTACGTCCATCTTGTCTATATTCGTTCCCTAGATTTTTTTCCCGGGATGGAAGGTCTAAACAGAGTGGCACATACAATTCAGAAATGTCTGGTGTATCCAAGCGTGATGAGCCTGAGGAGGATTTTCTGAGCGAGGACCCGGAGATTAGTAGCCAGAAGATTGTTCTTCTGAGTTTCCTCAGCCCGGAGAAGATCCTGGCGAACAAGGATGTATTTTTATTCCGCAACTTCGTGCAAAACTATGCCCTGGAGTGGCGCACGAAGAAGCTGGAGGTGTGGCTGGCCGAGCAGGTGAGCGCTATTAACACTAAGTTGGAGGTTCTTGCCGGTAACTTGGATAAGGTGCCTGCACCTGCGGCTGCAGATGCGACTCCTGATTCTTCCTCTTCCTCTGCCTCTGCTCCTGTAGCAGTCAAGCCCGCCGACGAGATTCGCAAGAACCTTCTGCGCGTGGATGCGCTCGTAGAGGAGTTCCAGCAGTATGTGCGCAAGAACATGCGTGAGCTGGCGGATTCCAAGATGCAGGAGGAGTATGACAACTTCCTCTTTACCTATGGTTCAAAGCTGGAGGAGGAGTTCTTTGCGAAGAATGAGTTCCGCACGACTATGCGTGGCATCAAGGTGCGTGGTGTATTCTCATCTGAGGCCGAGGCATCGGCACGTGCCAAGCGCCTCCAGAAGGCCGACCCCTCATTCAACATTTACCAGGGCCATGTTGGTAAGTGGATGGCCTGGGAGCCTGATCCGAACAAGGTGGGCGACCAGGAATACGCGAACGAGGAGCTGAATACCCTGATGAAGAAATACCGGGAGAATGAGGAGAGTCGCGAAGTCTTTTACAACGAGCAAAAGAAGTCGCGTATGGGGAATGCGAAGACGCGCGCAGCGGCAGATGCATCCGTGGCTCACGAGGCCACTCTGACACCGACCATGGAGGTTTTACCCGCGGATGCACCTGCGCCTGCATCTGCAGAAGGCAGTAGCTACGATGGGCTCTTTTCTGGCCCCGCTGATCTGGCGATACAGCGTAAGATTGAGCGCATGGATTAACCATGTCTAAGCGTTGCCGGTAGGGACTTCGCCTCCCACGTATTTCTTAACACAATGATTCGGGCCCGCACAAAACTGTCCCTCATCGCACGGCTGATCACAGCGGGCGGGGAAATTCGGATTATCAAACCCCTGTATGCGCGATGTAGCCTTTAGAATAGGTAAAAGAGCAAGTAGAACAATCAAAAAGAACAGTGCATACCATGTGCCGTTCTTTATGAACAACTTAGCCATGTTTCTAATTACACGACATTTCTAAAAATAGGGGACAGGTGCTCCTTCGGAAAGAAGAGGCACGGGCTCTTTCTCATACGCAGCCTTCGGCTCTGTCTGCGCACAGAAGCCATTCACGCATTTCAAACCTGCCTCGCACGGCTCAAAATCCATTCCGCAACGATTCGCTCTACCGCTCGAAAATCCTTCTGCAATCGGATTTCTCAGGATGACTAATAATAATCCAAGGGCAAACATAAGAAGAAGAACCTGGCCAATGTCTTTCATTTCAGCGGATAGCGCCATTCTAAGAAGTATCAATCTTATTGCATCGGATATTTTTTCACCTGTATCATCGGCCCCTTCAACCGTTTCGCAGCCGTAGCGTCGTATTCATTCCCTTCCTCGCCATCCTTCTCCTTATAATTCGCCATTGCGTGATTCCAGAACTCCTGGGCTCCAATACGGAACTCGCCGTGCATCTCGGCCTTATACCAAAACACCGTGTCCTCCAGTTTATTTGACTGCGAATTGTTATTCATCACAATGCACTCATAATTCTGTGTGCATTGGTCCATCACCTGGCAGAAGAACTCAAAGCTCGGGAAGGCACTGCCGAAGTTCTCAAAAATACGTTTGCGATTCGTTACATAGGGCTCTCGGAGGATGAAACAATAGTCCACATTCGTGCGCAACATAGGAGGAATGCCGAGAGGATACTGCATAGTAATAATGAAGAACACCTTCAGCCAACGACCGTTCAAGAACAGATAACGAATATTACGATCATGGAGCCAACTGTCATCGTAGAGACAGTCGTCCATAATCAAGAAACTTCTCGGATCGGTGCGCTGTTGTCCATACGTCTCCACTTCCTTGTTGATCTTCGCCATAATCATCTTCTGCCTCTTGCAAAAGTTCGCAATAATGACAGGGCTATAGTCGCCGTGAATGAACAGCGGAGGAATGAGTTTCTTATAGAACTGATTTGACTCTTCTGTGCCACTAATCACGGTTCCTAGAGGCATTTCTTGATGGTGATAAAGGAGATCTCGCACGAGAGTTGATTTGCCGGTACGTCTTCTACCAATGAAAACGCACACGGCGTCCTGCGGAATCATTTTCATGTCAAACTTCCGGATTCCCACATTGAGTGCATCGCCTTTGTCAGACATTTCTTGTAATAAGGCAGGTGAAAATTGTAAGTGGTGCGGTTACGAGCTCATTTGGAAATCCGCCGCAGCCGCTAGAATGGACCCGTGTTTAACTCAGCCTATACCTGTGGCCATGCCCTTATGGAAGAGATGCTCCGGGGTGCCCCGTCTGCCCGGATATACTAGCATAACATCTGTAACACCAATCATTGGAAAGTTCCTTGGAACCTCGCCGGCCTCTGAAGGGTTTCTGGCGGCCGATAATTTATTTGCACGGGCCATAGATTTCCATGGACATGGTGAATGTAAGATAGAGACTGTGTCAAAGGAGGTTAAGGATGCGTTTTGCAAGGTGACCCACCTGCTAGATCCGATACGCACAATCCAGACCTATTATTCGAATCCTGAAAAGGGCGAGAGGCGGCGCGAGGCAAAGACGGGCAATCCGATGAACCAGGCCTATGTGGATGGCTTGGCGAGTTATTTACTTGGCCAACTTCGCGAGAGGAATATTAGCCCGCATTTCTGCTTGTTTTATGGTGGCTACCGGGGCGTCGCCGATAAGTATCGCTACAATATCAGCGGTGAATACGAGTCTTATCGGCGCTACAAGTTATTCTGGGAGCGCAGGCGTGCTGGGCTTTTCTCCGTGCACTATGACGACGAGAAATCACAGATAGAAACTCCGAATTCGTCCATGCGTTCCACCACCTTTCATTATTCCACGCCCAGGTCTGGGGCGAGCCATATAAGTCTGGATGATGGTGGAGAACTCAACCCGGAGATTGTAGAGCTGGAGAGCGTAGGCTCACTGGAGTCTGCTCCTTCTTCTGAGTCTTCTTCCGCATCTGAAACTGAATCTGGTTCAGAGGATTACACGGAGGAGTCATATGAGGATGAGAGTGTATTTATCGAGCTCAAAGAGTTTCCTGTTATGTTAATATTTCAGGAAAAGATGGAGGGTGTCTTGGATTCTATGTTAGATGATGAAGGGGAATTGGTGGGTGCACCTAGAAATACAGAGGCATGGGAACAGCGCTGGATTGCGTGGACATTCCAGATTGTGGCTGCACTGAGCGCAGCTCAGGGCGCTCTTGGATTTACCCACAATGACTTACACACGAATAACATCGTATGGAAGACGACGGACAAGGAGTGGCTACACTATATTTCTCGCGATGGCACTGTGTGGAAGGTGCCGACCTTTGGGAAGATAATGTGCCTCATTGATTTTGGAAGAGCTGTATACCGTGTCGGAGAGCAGTGGTTCGTGAGTGATGACTACGAGAGGGGCGGAGATGCAGAGGGCCAGTATGTTTTCGGTTCCTTGTTAAAGGGTGGTCGGCCGATTTATCCGAATCCCTCGTTTGATCTTTGTCGCTACGCTGTGAGTGTGATTGACGCCCTGTATCCGGAACAGCCGGCCGAGAAGCCCGATGGAGCTATTCTCAGCCAGGAAGGTTTGTGGAAGGTAAATGAGACGGTGTCGCCATTCTGGAATCTCCTGTGGTCGTGGCTGATTGATGACAATGGGAACAATGTGCTACGTGAGGAATATGGCGAGGAGAGGTTTCCGGATTTTGACTTATACCAGCACATTTCGGAGAAGGTCACGAATTGTAAGCCCCAGGATCAGATCCACAAAGAGATTTTTAGCGGATTCCAGATTGCGCGCGATTCTATAGGGGCTGATGTAAAGCTATATCCGCTGTTTTGCTAAGTATGAATAGTAGAGAGATGTCAGATGAAAAGGCGTATAAGTGCATTCTGGAGGAATTGCATCGTTTGAAAACGAGCAATGATACACTTGTTGCAGTTATAGAGAATCAATCGGGGGTAATTAATAGACAAGAGGCCCTCATAAAAACACTTCTAGAAGCAATACAGGGTTTTGTAAAAAATGAATCGCCCGCCTTATCTTCTGCATAAGTCCATTAGTCATGGAAAACGAGCACGTGCTAAACTTTCATGAAGGCGTAGAACGCCTTCCTGAATGGCTTCCAAAGGATGGTCTTTCTCTCATTATGGGAGCTGGTGATTTGGATCAAGAGGGTATTCTGAATGTGAAGAAGTTCTCGGATTTTGACGTATTCTTCTGCAATAACTGGAGTCATGATGGAAGCCTTGAGAGGAATGTTGCCTATGTGGCCGAGCATTATTTCCATCAGAAGGTCATTTGTATTATTGATATTCACAATGAGGAAGAGATGTTCCGTTTTACTGAGCTATTTGAACATCGCTTTCGGCGCATAGATGGCTATGGCCAACATACGCCCCATATGAGTATCATGGATTTGGAGAAGGTATTGTGCCTTGGAGGGATCGCAACAAATATTTATGAGATGTGCGAGATGTGTATGGAAGTGGAGGAGTTTCAGAAATATCTGAAAGAAGACTTTTATCCTTGTATAGCTTTGATGGATGGGAAAGTCTATCGGAATCCTGCAGTGTGCTTTGATTTGGGGGAAGAGAAGACGGCCGAGCTGAAGTCCCTTGTGCTTCGTCGGATTCGTGAGAGGGTGGAGAAAGGCGGTTTTGTGAGAGTTGACAATTCTGTTCTGCGCGAGCTTGATACCTATACTCTCTGGCATTTACAGAAGGTATTAAAGGGTCTTCTTTATGAACCACAGTTTCCACCGAATATGGTGGGAGTTGTAAAGTGGAATACGCGCTCTTGGTCTGAGGAGAGTATGATGGAGCTCGTTGTCGAGCGTGTGGACCCTGAGTATGGCTTGGATAGGTTTTATGATGAGGAGCAAAAGGGGAAGATGTCGGCCTTGGTTGATGCAATCAAGGCCGATATTAGGGTGGGATTTATCTTTGGAGCGCGTATGAAATACAAGAGATTGATGAAGGCTATGGTAGCGTTAGAGTTATAGGAGCCCAGCTCTGTTGTCATATAATCTTCCGATTATTCTTCAGCAAATTGAGTTGTCATAGTTATATATTTATATACACCTGCTACTTCGTATTGAATAGTCATGGGTGTCTTAAAAACCCATGCTGTAAAATAATTATTGGTCGGCCCGCCGGAAATATATTCTCCTGAGACAGGGGCCTCTGTTGTGATACCCCATGATCTATCCCTTCTGAACGCACCAGTATCATCATCAACGCCAAATAATGGATTAGCCATCTGCACTTTTGTCATAAAGGGTTTAATGTAAAGAACGAGTGGACCTGTATATGCAGGTGTAAGAGTTTCTATATTAGTAATCCAATTTCGCAAATAAGTTATCATATTCGGTCCAAAGGAGTTGATTAAACTGGCCCCTCCAGTTGCCTTAGCTTGGAGGCTTGATTGATCACTAGGTGCAGTTCCGTTATTGACAAATGTTTGGATAACAGATGATTGATTCACATTGATATCTAAGACTTGATTGGATACCATAAAAGGTATGGGTAAGCGAATCATTTCACCCGTTACAATAACAGTATCATCATATGAAGGAGTAATCAAGGCAAAAAATTTAGTCGGGGGCCTGTGAATTTCGGCAAAAGATTTTAAAACAGAAGACATTCTATTTTCTAGCAAGAAAATTAATTAGAGTGTAACGGCTGCATTAAAGGTGCTCTAGACTTTACATGTATAAGAGCCCTGCCCTATATTCCTCTTGCGTCGGATACAAGGTGCCACCCAAAGAATCTAGCCAATACTCGCCGAAATTGTAGGCCGAATGTAAATGGTGTAAAAGGTGGTGGTTGCCGATCAGATATACTCCTCTTTCATCATGGCGCAACATTCCACGGATATTTAGAATTATTAATGCTATCAAGATATCCTTTGCCGAGTAGGTGAGAAATCCCATGGGTAAGAAGAATCCAAGGCTTTGGAAAGGGCTTTCTATCCAGTGGCCGTGGTACGTATCAAGGAATTGTGGAATTGGTTTTTCATGATGGGCCTTATGATATTTATAGACTGCCCTGTCGTGTAATATAACATGTGATATATAGAACCATATATCGTATGTTATAATTGATATTATTGTAGGAAGCATCTTTGTTTTTTATATATTCTTGGGCCGGGCTTTATATTCCTCGGTCTGGAGAAGGATCTTTGAATAATTGTAGTAAGGGTTCTAATTCATGAGATCCAGGTAGAAATATATAGATAGTTTCAGCAGGTAATGTTATAAATTTATCTTGTGCTTTCTTCACTGTTGTTCGCTTTGACTTTGATTTATTGGAAGGTTCTTTGGAAATCTTAGGAGAATTTCCTGTAGATATTGTTGTATAAATAACAGTTTCAAAATGTCCGTCAATACGGAATCCTTGATTGCGTTGACCAAAATCAAGACCTCCCCCCAGATAGTGGATTACAATAGTTGGTTTAGCAGGATCAAAATTCTTATAGGTTTGGCGCACAGGATCCAGAGTACCTCTTTCATCCAAACGCACAGCTATCCAATTATGCCCATATACTCTTGCAATTATAGGCCCAATCTCTATTCCAAGCTCTATATATTCCTCTGGCAATAACTCATCAATAGTCTCTTGAATAACAACTCTACCACCCGAATCTGCATAAAATATATCCGCATCTTTATTTAATTCTTCAGTTTTTTCCATTAGTTGTTTACGCCACTCATTTGCTATATAACCACGTTTTTCATTATTATGAGATCTATATATGGCCGATGTAGCAAAGAGGAAACTATGAAGCATACAATTTCCATCACCGATTGCAGCCACGCGTTTAAAATTATGTATAGGAAGCCCTTGAATCTCAAAGGCCTTGTCCCATTTTAACATAATATCTTTTTTTTCTTTGGATACAACTTTATAGGATAATGTAAATCTATTTATAATATCTTGAACTACTGGATCCATCTAACATATCAGTTCTAAAACCTCGCTGGCCCCGTGTGCAGTTCAAGCTCTGATGCAGAACTTGCTGATATAGGAGCGCTCATAGCACCACCTATTGTGGAACCCCTTTTTAGAAGAGATGCCGTCCAAGAATCCACCGAATCCGGGAGCATCATGTAGATCGTGGCAGAAAGGAACGCCCCTAGGATAAAGTCGCGGAAGACAGCCCTCATGCGATATGACTCTCCATCTTTTCTTGTCATTGCCTGTTGACCGAAACTCGCAGCACCCACAACGGTTCCGCCAACGGCCAGAGCCATCCAGAATCCGGGTTTTGTCGTAAAGGTCGTGCCCTCCATCTAAGGCGCCTCCATCTTTCTAGGTGAGTGTTTCGTCCGCATCCATTGCAAGTACTTCATCGGTTATTTGTATTTGATCTTTTTCCTCTTCCTCTTCCTCTTCTTCCTCCACGCGCGTCTCAGCCTCTGCAAAAGGGAGGTCGTGGATCTCGTTCGCCTCTAGGGTATTTGAGTCAAACATCACGTGTTCCTGGGCAAAGGAAACAGAGGGTTTCGTATCAATGAAAATCGTCGGCTGTGTCGGAGTTGCTTCCGTGGCAGCTGCAGGAGGCACTTGGGCTACAGGAAGAGGAGCCGATGGAGGAGGAGCGAGTTCTATCTGAGGCGCCACTTCTTTAGGAATAGCGTCGGTAGGGGCATCGGCCTCGGCGCCGACAGGAGCAGGGGCATCGGCTTCGGCATCCACAGGAGCAGGGGCTTCAGCCTCGGTAGAAGCAGGAGCAGGAGCAGGGGCGTCGGCGGCAGTAGAAGTTACAACAGCCACCTCTGGCTCCTCCACAATAGAAGGCGCACTCGTCTCCTCATCCTCATCCTCGTGCAGATACTCGCGCAGAATCGTCCTCACCGGAAGAAGCCCGCGAATCGCCTGTAAAATGGAGTCGTGGATGAGCCCAGAAACCTGGCGCAGATTCTTCTGCTTCTCTATACTGGTCGTGTCCACAAACAAGAATGCATTCGTCCAGAGAGTCCGTGCACACTCTGACAGCACACGGTGGAGGAAATGATCAATCTTCGGAATCGTAATTTGCAACTTCTTCTGCTTCGTGCTCAGACGAATCGCAGAAAGCACCTTCGTGTGTGCAATAAAGACAGCCGTCAGAAGCTCCTCCAAGTAATCACACTTGCAGTCCTTCTGAATAACCTCCGTCTCACGCATCACCTTATCCTGGTTCCAGTCCGGGATGCATTGCAGTAGATTCTGGAATGTCCACAAGTATTTCTGAGAAGTCTCCGCCTGACTCCTCGCCTCATCCAGCAGGCGCAGGAAATAGGTTTCTAGGCACGGGGCCAGAAACACACAGAGCTGGCGAGTATATTCTCCCTTCGCCTCGCCGTACACAGAAATCTCCGGGCCATCCATTCTAAGCTTCCTTGGATTGAATTATCTTCTCCTTGACCGCACGCATATAATACATATGTGCCCAAGGGCTAGAGCCACTTCCAACCGACCTAAGTGATAGGAGCGCGTCTTCCCATAAGACTGAATCCTTCAAATACCCCTTTAACACATCTGTAGGCTGTTCAGCCTGGTGAAAGGCTCCGCGACAAGAATCGGCTTTTGTCTTATCCGCCTTTACAGGAAGTTTATCCCCTATCGTCTGACGCTGTTGTTCTCTGCGAAACGACTTCTTGAATCCGCACTGTTTCCACTCACACCTGCTCTGAATAGCCGGTGTAATACGCTGTGGATCCCTGCACTCCAGGATACACTGAACATTATGCGAGGCAGTTTCCAGGATTCTCCGCAAAAATGCCTGCGACTCTGGCGTCAAATCATCGGCCCCTTCTATCCACACAATGAGAGGCTCTTGACTCCTCACTTGCCTATGTAAATTCTCCCGGCCTTCCCTCAAACTTCTATCCGTGCGTGCATTCCAATGAAAGAGCTTCTTATTTTCCTGCTTTACTTGGGCGAGAATCCAGGTCGTTTTTCCACATCCAGGTGGACCATAAATCAACCATGCCGGCTGTGGCATACTAGAGACTGTGTTAAAAGGATGTTTAGGTTCTTGTAATTACATTAATTCCTAAAACACCAAAATTAAGAACAATGGTTCTTAATTTTGGTATTTGACGGTAGTAATGGGCTCCAAGCTCTCTGTCCCTGTATCTGCCTCCGACTGGGATAGCTTGGCAGGAGAAGCAGAGCGCCTCGCAAGTTCTCTTGCAGATCTATTGGATTCGGCAGTTGCAGGAGAAGACTGTCTCCAGCGTTTCAATACTATACATGGGCAGTGGGTCTGTGTAAAAGGGTGTTTGGTTGCTTGTCTAACGCTGGGTGCAAAGGAAAGGGTGGCGTGGTTGAATAACATCACCAACAAAATGTCAGAGATGTCTTCCAGATTTCATACAATTCGTCGCTTAGGACTGGCACCTGTCGAGGAAGAAGGTCTAGAGTCTCTACTGACCTAGGCCAGCATCGAGCTTGTGAGAGGTTATTACTATTTTAGAGACGAAAAAATGACAGACAGCAAAAAAAAAGACAGCAGAGAGCTATATCTTGGTCGGGCTCTTCTTTGGCAGGCATCACCGGCTCTTCCTTACTGAGTGGATTCACTACCATCGTATCCATCTAGTTATTTGCTACAAATGACGGTGTATTCTCAATCGCCGTCAAAATAGCAATAGCAACTTCCCGAAGTGTATCTTCCACATTTTTCGACTTGTTTTCTCGACGACCAGAATACCAGGCATAGCCGTCTGATAAGTCGTGTTCGTGTTGTTTCAAAACGGCGATGATTTGAGCTATCTTCAATTGATCCATTGTAACTCTTCTTGCGGAGAGCCTTCGTTCACTTTTAAACGGGGTCCATACCGCCATGTGCTGAAGTTAGGTTCTACCAATATGTAAGATGAGGTTTAGTTGCTATAACTTAGTTGACTAGGACTGACTCCGGTGGAGTAAGAAGGTCTAGAATCTCTACTGACCTAGCCCAGCATTTACGTGCAGGCTTTGCATGAGAGGATTCTTCTCCGTCTGAGAAATGATCTCGCGCTGGTTCCTCTCCATGGATACATCGAGCTTTGGAGGGGCGCGATACTTCACCCGACCAATATCCGCAGCCCCAGGACCAAGGTCTATGGAACGGCCTATCGCTAGAGCACGGTCATTTATAATGTCCGTGTCCAGCTTGCGAGAGCTCACATTCGGCTCATCGCCCTTGAAAATCTGGATATTGCCACCGCCTAGCGCAGGGCGTTTGGTCACCATCTGCTTATTAGGATTTGTGCGCATGTTATATGCAGATATGTGGCTGGTATGGCGCTCGTGCGCAGCCTTCGGTCCTCCCGTGTAGGCTGATTTAGCGGAAATCTGGGCCTTCTGGGTGACGCGCGCGATATCGGCAGGATCATATACCTTGAGGCGCGTGGGAATATCGGCCGGCGCCGCCACGCCGAAATAGTCCATGCGTATCGTGCCCTCCTTTACCGTCGTGCGTGCAACATCATTAGGATCCCAAACCGTGATGGCAGGAGCAGAGCTAGCATATCCAGTGGCCACGCCCGCCTGGTGAATATTGCCAATCGTCTCTCCACGACGTGTCGGGCGTGACTCGTCTTCGTAGTGCGTCGTTACCGCTCCCGCCTCGGCAGGCGACAAGTTCAGACCCTGGCTCCTATCGCCGGTGAAATAGCGCTCATTCGGACGAATCTCAAAGCCTTCCTTTCCATAGTCATCTTGGGCACCCTGCTTCATGTAGTTGGTGCCATCGGCGTTACGATAACCAGCCCCAGAGTATTGCTGGTGTGCGGGCGTCTTATAGCTTCCTACCACGTAGTTCATGCCGAACTCCTGGCTTCCACCAGGACCCTTATACTCCACGCTCGTCTCAGGGCGTGTCGTGTGCGGGAGAACTTGAATCGGGCGCACCGTCTCCTTTTGATAGGCACCTTGACCACCAGGGCCGAAACGCTCGCCCGTCTCATCCACATAGAAGGTATCAGGCTTATACTTGCGCACCTCACCAGGGTTGTCCATCGCCTTGCCGATAAACTGCTGTCCAGGCACCACGGGAGTATTATAGGATTGTTTCGGATTCGTCAACACACGCAGATCCTCCGTCTTACGGATATTCTTCATCATCAGCTCATTCACCTCCAATTGCTGGAATCCGCCCTTGCCCGTGGAGCTGAATCCCTCGCCAACACCAGGTGCCACCTTCACAGGCTCAAAAGGGCGCTCTCCTGCACGGCTTCTCGGGTCATTGATACGACCCTGGATGAACTCAGAAGAATCTTCCAAGCCATATACATTGCCGAAAGGCTGGGTGGTATTGACAAACATCTGCTCCACCTCCTTCTTGCGAATATCAGTGGAGCCAGAGCCAGTATAACGATCTAGACGGCCCGTATTGGCATCGGGTCCGACATTCTGGCGCACACGGCTGCCAAAAAACGGTTGCATATTGTTGTGGACAAAGTCGCTCGCCTTCATCGTCTGTCCTGTGAGTAAACTCGTGATATTATCACCGTCTACATAATTCGGATTTTCCTCTATCCCTCCCGCATTCATCATGACATCGGGAGTGGCTGTGGCAATCGGGGCCGGCGTAGAAAATGCAAAAGAGCTGGAGCTGAGAACAGAAGGATGTTGTATAGATAGTCTTCCGCCCGGAGAAGGCACAGGCTCAGAAGGAAATGGCGTTCTGCCCATGAGGTCATTGTATTTTAGATCCAGTTCGGGATTTGGCCCACGGGCACTTGTCTTTGTGGCTCCCACTGCAACTTTCTTTGCATACTCTTTATTCAGTTGTGCAACGTCGGGGGACCCAACGAAAGCCTCCTTTGTCCCTATAGCATTTCTTACGATGGGATTGGATCCCCTGTTATTCGTAGGATATACAGGTGCAGGTGAAGTATGCTTCGCTAGGAGGAATCCTGCCCCTCCTAGAAGTGCTAAGGCGGCCAATTCCATACTACAAGTGATTATTAAACTTATTTGGACGCCTTACAGCGCTCCTTGTCAATCAGACGAGAAGGAATAAAGAAATCAAAGGGCGTCTCAAAGACGGCTTGAGGATTGTGAAAAAGGGGATGCCAGCGATTCCATCCTGTGGTGCGGAGAGTGCAAGGAGGATTCGTGAGACGATTGAAATTATTGGAGATGTTCTCGTCGGGTCCATTGGTATAGCCAGCATTATTCATCGGATTCGTGGCAGGATTATATAAGAGCTTGTCCTCACGCCAACGAGAGGGCGGGCGACCCACGCCCTTCAAATCAGACTCCACTTCTGTGCGCCACTTACCAGTTACCCAGCCATTGCCGGATTCCTGTAGGCGAGTTGTGGCATTTACAGGAAAGCTGTCAAAGCAGTTGCGATAAGGTGTAAAAGCATAGCGACCAGCGTATGTGGAGATTCTCTGGTCGTCGGCTTGATGGACGTCGTCCCATTTGGAGCGCGTAAGATTGGTCTGTTTCGGTTCAATAGAGCACATCTTCGTATTCCTCTAACACAGGGCCATTCAATATTTCTCCGGCCGTAGGCATGTTTCTATCGTCATCGCCTCCGGGGCTAGGGTTGCCGGGTATGCCCACATCTGAGAGCTCTTCAAAGGCTCCTTGTGCAGAGAGATCGTTACCTTCTGCTTGGGCGTATCGCGCTGGATAGTGCCTACGGACGGATCAGTAGGCGCGTGCTGGCGTTTCGGGCAGAAGCTATTTGCCCTTGTTATGCCGCGCAGGTCCGATTCGGCATCCACCTGGAGGACGCGATTCTTGTAAGGCACCTCATTGCCTCCAACAATGCCGAGAATGTGCTGGGAAGGCCTCGGATGCTCTGCATATGTCGGCATAATGCTATATGCCTGGGGGTTCTCTGACTTTTCCCATGCGTGTTTATCTAGAGTGCCGATTGTCTCCATAGCTTCTGTGAGAAGGTAGGAGAAAATTTCTAGCAATTCACATCGCGCAGATACTGTCTGCTCGGAATACCTCCACGGATCCAGCCGGCAGCAGCCGACTCCGTCACGAGGTGCTTCGGGTCCTGGATATTTTGACGCACGGGCTTGATCAGAGGCTCAAACACACCGTCAAACGCCTGCTCCGCAATGGTTCCGCACTCCTTGCCCTCACGCACCTGCTCGGAGTGCAGAAGCATTGACTCCACATCGGCATTGCCTCTTCCCGTGCCCATGAAGGGGATCGTCAAGAAGGGGCGCGCCTGGTTACGGATGAGGCAGCGGTTGTTCTTGAACTCGGGCTGATTCTTCAGGTAAGATTCCGAGTCAATCTCCATGTTATTCGCTCCGAAACCCTCCCTCGGATACATGATGAGGTTGTCAATTGACATAGGGTTTACCCTTCTCGCATCGGGCACTAGATTCATGGTGTTGTAAGCACCGGGACCCACACTCTGAGAATAATAAGAGGCAATTCCGCAGGCATCGTCCCGTGTGTGCGTTAAGCGGTTGATGTCCATCTAACTGGAGATATTCTAGAAATTTAGTAGGAGTCTCAAAGTAGAAATGGCGGTTCAGACACGCAATAAACATCTCGCAGATAAACTTTGCCGGTGCATAAAAAAGGTGCGGAAGACAGTAAAACAACGGAACAACTCATCAAAGGAATCGGCTGCCATAGGAATTTGTGTTCGTTCTGTCTTACAAACCCGGGGAAAGACACTCAGGCGTTTTTCCTGTGGGAAAACGCCTAAATTAAATACTAAGCAAATCAATTCAGCCAAGGAATAGGAGAACCACTCCTATTATACATACACGCCTCTGCATTGCCCTCCTTACAGGTCTTACCAGGAATCTTATATAACCATTCCTGATAACTCTTCTGGTCATTCGGCACAGTCGTAGAAGGCTGTGTAACAAACTGACGCTGGCTCTGTGATTTACCGAAGACGTCGGTAGGATCACTATACCACTGCACGCGGAACAGATCGTCCATGGCAATCTTGGATTCCGTGCTCGTTACATCCGCCAGTAATCCATTCGCCCGTAATCCATCCGGAGAGTATTTCAAATCGCTCACTAAGACATTGCCAAAGGGATTCGGGTTTCCTTTGCAGGGCTCTTGCTTAGGAGCCGGGGCTACACCAATGGCATTGAATCCACCTTTTGTGGGAGGCTCTGCCGTAAAAGCCTCCACTTTTTCACGAAAATTAGAGACCTTTTGAAGCTGGAGGAAGATAGGAATCAAATATATGGTGGCGAGTAATAATGCAAGCAACGTAGCCGACTGGAACTGTGTAAAAGAGGTTATGATAGTGCCTAACAAGGCAGCGACGATGTAGACCACGAAGATGTTATTCACCAATTCACTTGCACAGGGGCCTCTAGATCTATCATGCTGTCTTGTGAGCCATAGAGACCGGAAGATGTATCTAGGGTCCTCCCATATGTAGGGGTCACATAGAGCGATATGTTCGGCCGGCATCTCCTCCTATCTGACTTGTTCACTGCTTTTTACCGGCAGCTGCAGCAGCGGTGGCCTTCTTCGCTGCCAACTTCTTCTGTAGGCGCTGGCGAACAATCGATAGACGGCCTGATTCATTGCTCGTTCCCGTGGCCTTTGCGAGATCCTCCTCGGCAGCACCGAAGGTCTGGCGGAAAGACTCCATCATACTCACGAATTGCGGATTCTCTGAGAACGTCTTCATCAGCTCCTCGGCCTCGGCCACCAGCTCCTGAGGGCGGAGAGCACCGGACTGGATCTTCGCACCCAGTTTCTTCGCCAGCTTCTTCATCGTGTTTTGTATGACTGCCGGGTTTTTCATGAAGACGTCCATTATCATTTGCAGGGCCTTGGTCGGGTCGTTGCCGGCAGACTCCATTTCCTTAGGATCTATGCCCAGGTCCTCAAGGTTAAACTCCTTCACGATCTCCTCGGCCAGCTTGGCTATCTGGCCCTTCATGAACTTCTCGGGGAGAGAGGGAATGCCACCGCCCTCCGCCGCGGATCCGAACATCTTGGAAATCTTCTCAGCGAGGTCACCAAAATCCAGGCCCTTCATCTTCTCCTTCATGTCGTGCATCATCTTGTTTGCAAAATCGGCGTTCCACTCGGGAGGCTTGGAGCCACCCTCAAAGTCCGTATCGAGGAGAAAGGAGAAAGAGAGGATGGTCATGTATTCCTGGATGGCCTTCTTGGACCGGGTGGAGAGGACTTCCCAGAGGGCCTGGGGCATGGGAACACCAGGCAGGACACAGTCAGGGGCAGTATCCTGCGCTCTGGAGGGGGAGCAGGAGCCGAGGACCTCGGCCTTGAAGCGGAGGCGCCTCTGCTCGGGGTTGAGCGCCATGGCAGCTGCGATTTTATCAGCTAACTCGGGACATGCACCTTGCAGATCACGAGCGAACTCATCGTATTTCTTTTGGAAGACATCGTGGAGCGTGTCCATTCTACCGGAGCCGTAATTTTATGCTTGCGGATGTAACGCGGGTTTGACCTTTAGGTCAATCAGGCTTTAGCCTTTGACCAGCTTTAGGTCATTTAGGCTCTCAGGCCCTAGCCTTGTCTGATAGAATGACAAGGACCTTCAGATAGTTCCAGATGGCCTTGCGGTTAGAATCGGACATGGTCGGCCAGTGGCGGTCAAAGATCATGAGGGCTGATAGAATTTCGTTGTATTTTGTGTTGATAATGCCCTTTGCATAGGAGAACACTTTGACATCATCCTCTGCCAGGATGTCATCGTGGAGAGGGTTCGCCACATTATTTATGAAGAGGTCTAGGACAAGCTTCGGATTGATCTTCTTGGCACCCTGGATGGCCTCCAGAGCCATCTTAATGTCCCTTTCCTCGGGATAAGTGGCTGCCAGATCCTCAAAGAATGCAACCAGCTTATCGTTGAAGAGGCCAAGCGTGGAAGTGGGCTTCTTTGTAGTCATACTAGTATTAATAAGCGAGGAATCTCTTTAGATTAGTTTTGATTTATCAGAATCACTGTATATGCCTCACTGCCTTGCAGGGCCACGAGGCATTCCCATATCCCTCTGTTGCTTATACATATCCATCTGCTTGTCAAACATCACCTCTTTCTTGGAGCGAGAGGACTGTGCCTGGATACTCTGACCTTGTCCTGACCTATCACCAGGACTCGCTGAGCCATTCAGAAAGCTGAATGTGCCAGGAATGCTGGCCCCGCCATTTCCGCCTGTAGATGTATCAGAGTCTATGAAGCTATAACCGGCATTTCCATAGCCCTTCATCTCATTACCAATGAAGGATGCCGGCTCTCCGCCCATGGCAGCGGTGGGCTCTGCAGCAACCGTCTTCTTCGGCATCTCCCTCATCTTGCGCTCATACAGCCAATTCATCACATTGGTATCTGTCTTCACAGGCTCCTCATCCCCCTGTATGACCAGTGTCGGGACCTGCTTCAGCCATTTCGGTAACGCGGGGCGATTCGGTCCAGGGTCTACGCAAATATACTCAAACTCGCGGACCCAAGGAGTGCTCGCGAGTTCCTCAATGAAGGCCTTTGACCATTTATCACTGTTACTATAAAAACAAATATGCTTCTTCTGTTGACCCTGGTTCATTTCTCCCCTCTAAATTATAGAACCCTTCTCACGGCGAAATTTAGACGCTAGTGGCCACAGCCTAAAATTGAAAAGCCGGGAATAGTATTAGAAGTGTCCCAACAGAATGGATTCCGTATTTAAGGACCTCAAACAAGTAGACGAGCGCACCATCACATTCACTCTTACACCTGCTAAAGTCGCATATGCAAATACCCTACGCCGGGCGATCCAGACAGAGGTTTCTGTCCTCGGCTTTCGTGCCGATATGACAGACGCCGGTGAGACAACCGATGTGAAGATTATCAAGAACAGCACTCCCATGTCCAATGAGATGTTGGCGGATCGTATTGGCCTTTTGCCGATTGTCATGCCTGAGGGGGACGGTTGGGAGAAGAACAAGGTTCTCTTTCGCTTGAAGGTTGTGAATGATAAAGACGATGTTCGTGTAGTTACGGCTGCCGACTTTGAGTGTTTGGAGGAACGCGCCGACTCCGAGGAGAGGCAACAGGTTCCTAATACCCGCTTCTTCCACCCCGATCCGTTTTCGGGGGAGACCTGTATTATTGCTGTCCTGAAGCCCATGATTGAGGGCCAGGATCCGGAGGAGATTCACATTGAGGCCTATGCTTCTCTAGGGCGGGGCAAGGAGCACACTCGTTTCAACCCGACTTCACAGTGCTCATACGGCTACACCAGGGACACGGATCAGGGGAAAATCAAGGAACTCTTTAATGCATGGCTTGTCAATCAGAAGAAGGTAGACCCGAAGGAGCTGGAGTCAGATGCTGGTCGTAAGGCTGTGTTAGAGAGGGAGTTCCGAAGCTTGGAGATTTATCGGTGCTTCATTACGGATGAGGAGGGTGAGCCGAATAGCTATGACTTTACGGTGGAGACACTTTCTACGATGCCTGTGCAGAAGATTATCTACCAGGCGCTTTTGGAGACTGCTGCGCTGGCCGATAAGTATTCATCGCTGGATCGTGGAGATCTTCCTGAGTCGGTGGATATTCGTCCGGCTGACGCGAGGTTGAAGGGTTACGACTTCTGGTTTACTGGCGAGGACCACACGCTTGGCAACATGCTTCAGACATGGCTCGATGATAATAAGGTGGGGCGGGGCAAGAAGGACGGTGATGTGACATTTGCCGGCTACAAGATCCCGCATCCCTTGCGCAATGAGATGGTTCTTCGTGTTGGCGTCTTTGATGGCAAGCAGGAGACTGCACGCCTGGCAGTGGCCGAGGCGGCACAGGCGTGTGCTGAGATGTTCCGCTCGTGGGCGGCTGGGTGGGTTGGCACGGCCGAGGAGGTTGGGCTGATGACTTTGGGCAAGGCCAAGAAGCCGTGGGAAGCGCATGCTGAAGCAAAGGCCAAGCCTAAGGCAAAGGGACAGTAATGCGCAGGAGAATGCTTCCTATCGTTTTGATATGTGGTTGCAAAAAATACGAGAAATATCTCCATGCTGCCATGAGGCGCATGGCTCGCGCAGAATATGAAATCATAGGAGTCTTAGGAGGTGCAAAAGGGAATAGCTCGTATGATCCTAGCACGCGCATCTTGTGCCTGGCAGTGCCTGACAACTATGAAGGGCTTCCGAAGAAGATATACGCGGCCTTCGCCTGGATATATGCAAATCGTCCAGGAATACCTGGGATATTTAAAACCGATGATGACATGCTTTTTCATGTATATTCCCTTGTGAAAAATATACGCAAAAACGAGAATATTCCATACTGGGGCGTGGCGCATGGAATTTGTCAAGAGGGAGCAGTTGATAAACAAAGAATCTATACACGCTTTGAAGATAAGAGTTTACGGCCTAGACATCAGGGCGCATCCTATTGTTTTGGTTGGGGGTATTGGGTATCAAAAGATGCATTACCTATCATTATAGCAGCAGAAAAAATATATGATAAATCCTTCTTAGAGGATGTCTGCACTGGTTATGTATTGAATCAGGCAGGTATCAAACCTGTGCGCATTCATTTTCCCTATAAGGAAATTGCGCGTGGATCTACAGAAGAAGTAAAACTCCGGCATTCCGATGATACCACTACGGTATTCATTGTAGGTGGTGTTATTGTAGGCCTTGCTATTTTATCCCTATTTTTATTGAGAACCACTATAAAACATGAATGAGATACTCGTAGCTCTTCTCGCAATAACAGTATGCGTGGCATACTATTATTGGAAAACAGAGTCTGATAAGAAGCCTCTTTGCAAAAATACCTTTCCCAAGATAATCTTCCAAACCTGGAAATCCAAGACAGATATACCTGCAAATATGGCCTACTGGAGTTCTACGTGGAAAAAGAATCATCCTGATTATTCGTATATTCTCTGGGATGACGAAGATAATCGCGCCTTTGTTAAAGAGAATTTTGACTGGTTTTTACCTACATATGACGCCTATGATAAGGAGATAAAACGCGCCGATGCAATACGCTATATGTTTCTCTATAAACATGGAGGCATCTATGCCGATATGGACTTTGAGAGCTTGAAACCCTTGGACAAACTTCTAGATGAATATGCGTGCTATGATATTCTCCTAGGCTCTATTCGTTCTTCTTGGAATCCGTGGTATATGCGCAATTCTGTGCCGAATGCGATAATGATTTCAAAGCCTGCGAATCCTTTCTGGTTTCGCGTCCTGGAAGCGATGCAAGAAAGAGCGGGGAAGGCGAGAGGAGTGGAAGAGGAGACTGGGCCAGTTGTGTTAAAGGATGTGTATGAGAATGTGCGTGGCCAATATAAGATATGTGTCTTGTATCCGGAAATTTTATATCCTATTTCCTGGATCACACAACAGAGAGAGCGCAAGGAGGCTCTCCTGGCCACAGATATGAAGGCGTTGACAGAGGAAACGCGGACAAAATACCCTGCGAGTTATGCCGTGACCTATTGGACACATAGTTGGTGATCAGGCGTATACTTGTTTCTTATTATATAGGGTGCTATAATGTTGAGATTTCTGAAAAATACCCTGTTCTTTGCGATATCCTGGGTATTCCACAAGAAAATAGGGTATATTGTGATAGAATAATACAGACTGCGAATTGTTTTCCTTGCTCAGATTGAATACCATTTGCTGGAAATAGTCCTGGCCACTATGAAGTTTGAGCATTCGGCCTAAGAGACAGGGGCCAGTTATATCCAAGTTATTGTTCCTGTAATTGCGCCTTTTGCAGTTTTCTACGATTTCCTCGATACAGTGTTTGAATACTTTATTTTTAGGAGGAGATATCATGAGGCCATTCCACACACAATCTCTCATAATATTACCCTTCATAAATTCAAGATCCTTCACAAATATCGTGCTATTATCACGCAAGATAGTTTTCAGAGGCACTAGGGGCACCATCTTAATATCAAAATACAGTCCCCCGAGCTTGTAAAGAATACAATACCTCCACAAATCCGATTTATAGGCACCGGGACGCAAGGAGTCAAAGGCTGATACAACCTCAGGACTGTAGTTGGCTTGTATGAACGATCTGCTATCAGAATCTGAGTATAAATAATAGTCAAATTCGGGGTTTGCCTCCACGGTCCTTAGTATATTCTCCTTCATTCCCTTTGGCAAAATATGCGAATGCCAGGACTGATAGATAACGAGAGGAACGCCATTGATTGACTTGGGTGCGGAAATATCCTTCCGAGGAATATGATGGGGAACAGACCAGAGGTGATAAAATGCCCCTGCAACAATAGTCAGAGAAAGGAGAATAATTACGATGAAAAAAATCTTTCTCATCTTTATTAGAGAGGATGAAAAAAAAATATATGAATATAATAATAGGAATATGTGTATTAATACTGGTATCTTCTCTCTATGTTTCGGTAGAAGGATTTGAAGATACTGAGCCTTGGTGTATTCTATTGACTACCTGTGTAAGAAGGGCTGGATCTACCCCAGAAAAAACAAAAGAAATCTTAGAAGTTTATAAAAGGTCTATAGATAAATGGTTAGAAACAGATCTGCCCATAATTGTTGTAGATAGTAGTGAGTATGAATTTAAAGAATATGAAGGAACACGGCTAAAAGTATGTAATTTTATGTGCAAAGAGACAGATTCTTCTAGTGTTTCAGAGGCTTTATCAATATTATATGCTATACATAATTGTAATCATACACGAAAATATAGAAATATTATAAAAATAACTGGAAGATACTATATAGATGATTTCTCCAGTATTCTAAAAAATTTAGGAGATGATTCTGATTTATATATACAACAGATAAACAATCCAGCGATACAATGGCAAAATTCAGAAGTATTTGGATTTAATAAGAAATATGTGGATGATATATTCCAACCAATTATAAAAGAAAGACTGATGATGGAAAAACAGTTGTGGAATATATCTCATAAAAATAATTATAGAATTAGAAATTTTCCAAACATGCCAAATGTATTTAAGGTAAGAAGAGGTGGCGATGGTCTACTTGTAGATCCTTTATAAATATATAATACTATGAAATGCCAAACTTAAGAACTGGTGTTCTTAAGTTTGATATTTTTGGAAATTATATTAAGTGCTAATAATTTAATCGACCTCTTCGATCTTCGGACCCTTGGCATCTCCAGATGCAGTGCCAGTGGCTCCAGAAAGATCCTGGAAATCCTGTGCAGCGTCCTTATACAGCTTCATCATCGTCGGACGAATCTTATCCTCCATCGTCTTCTGATACTCAGAATAAACACCCTTCTCCTCGTCGTCATGTGAGCCCAGCCAATCAATCCCCTCTTGCACAGTAGCCAGAGCCGTCGTAGCCTCCTCACCCAGCTTCTCCTTGACCTTCTCCTCCTGGAGAGAGTTACGCGCGTTATAGAGGTATGACTCCAGAGCATTGCGCGCCTCCACCCTCTCAAACTTCGCCTTATCCTCGGCCTCGTGCTTCGCCGCCTCCTCCACCAAACGCTCCACCTCCTCCTTGGAAAGACGACCCTTGTCGTTCGTAATCGTAATCTTCTGAGACTTGCCAGTGCTCTTCTCCATCGCGGAAACATTCAGAATACCATTCGCATCCACGTCAAAGGTCACCTCAATCTGAGGAACACCGCGAGGCATCGGCGGAATGCCCTCCAGCTGGAACTTGCCGAGGAGATTGCAGTCGCGCGTGAATTGGCGCTCGCCCTCAAATACCTGGATCAGCACACCAGGCTGGTTGTCGCTATAAGTGGAAAAGGTCTGCGTAGCCTTCTTCGGAATCGTGGAATTGCGCTTAATCAAGGGCGTCATGATGTTGCCCGCAGTCTCCAGACCGAGACTCAGAGGAGCCACATCCAACAGAATAATATTGTCCGTCGCATCGCCTGTCTGCGTGGCACCCTTCGTGAGGATGTGCGCCTGCACCGCCGCGCCATAGGCCACCGCCTCATCCGGATTCACACTGTCATTCAGCTTCTTACCACCGAAATACTCCATAAGAAGCTGGCGAATGCGAGGAATACGGCTAGACCCGCCCACCATCACAATCTCGTGAATCTGGTTCTTGTCCATCTTCGCGTCCTTCAGAAGACCATCCAGAGGAGCCACGGTGCGACGGAAAAACGAGTCGCACATATTCTCAAACTTGGCGCGCGTCATGGTAGTCTGGAAATCGTGGCCATCGGCTAGACCATCCACCTCAATGGATGCCTGCGTGGCCGAGCTCAGGCTACGCTTCGCACGCTCACAGGCGGTGCGAAGACGGCGAAGAGCGCGAGGATTCGTGGCCAGGTCCACTCGCGTCTTCTTACGGAACTCGTCGGCACAGTAGCTCACTAGCGCGTTATCAAAGTCCTCGCCACCCAGATGGGTGTCGCCTGCAGTGGCCTTGACCTCAAACACGCCATCATCCAGGGTGAGAACACTCAAATCGTGTGTGCCCCCACCGCAGTCAAAAATGAGCACATTCTTCTCACCGCCTCCTACACGATCTAGTCCATAGGCGAGAGCAGCAGCAGTCGGCTCATTGATAATGCGCAGAACATTGAGCCCGGCAATAGCCCCCGCATCCTTCGTGGCCTGGCGCTGGGAGTCGTTGAAATACGCAGGGACCGTGATAACCGCATCCTTCACCGGCTTCCCCAGGTAAGCCTCAGCAGTCTGCTTCATCTTCTGGAGCACTGCAGCACTGATCTCCTCAGGCGTAAACTGGTGCTTCTCGCCCTTCCAGTCCACCTCAATCTTCGGCTTACCACCAGACCCCTCCAAAACCGTAAACGGCCACAGCTTCTTCTCGCTCTGCACCACGGAGTCCGTGAACTTGCGCCCAATCAGACGCTTCGCATCGAAGACCGTATTCGCAGGATTCGCTGCGGCCTGACCCTTGGCAGCATCGCCAATCAGACGCTCCTCAGGCGTATAGGCCACATAAGAAGGCGTCGTGCGATTCCCCTGGTCATTCGCGATAATCTCTACGCGATCATTCTGCCAAACACCCACGCACGAATAAGTAGTCCCAAGATCAATGCCAATAGCAGGAGCATATGCAGTTGTCATCCCTGGTTCTGTAGGGTTATTCGCATAAACGGTTTAGACCTTTTTCAGAGGCTGCGTATTCATCTAGCCCCTGCATATCCCGTGTAAAAAAGAATGATTGTATACACAGTCCTTTTTACACTAGTAGGAAAAGACCCGGCAGAGAATCGTTATGTGGAAATGTTCTACGTATGGGTTTCCCATTTGATTAAAAATGCCGCCCTTGATGAAAAAGACAAAATATGCGTTCTGATTGATAAACCTACATTGGATTTCATGAATAACGAGCGCCATTTAGGAAATATCTTAAAAAAATGCAGGGGAGTTACAGAGTTCTGGATTGTTCCACAACCCATCAAAATATCCCAAGGAATGGCTCTGAGATACAGTATAGATGAATATCCTACTCTATGCAGTCAGTGTTCATTGTATATAGACATAGATGTGCTTGTTGTAGCACCCTTGAAAGCAGTGCGCGAAGTTTGCAATGATACAATTATGGCGATTGTGGAAGGATTCAAAGATAATGAAGACTATGGTGGTAAACTTCTACCAAAAGATGAGGCTGCCGAGGGATATCCTGGGTTTACTTCGGCTATTTTCGCCTTTTCTGCAGGAGAGTATGTCAAGCAGTTTATGCGTAATGTAAAAGGGGGTTGTTTGGCCCAGGACCCTCCTTTTTACACTGTGGATCAGCCGTTTTTCAATAAATATGTATATGAAGATTTCGTATATAAAAACAAAGAGTTTTTCATATTCCCGCGTGAATATGTGGAAGTAAATACAATGGAACCTTCAGCCTCCGCAGTATTTGTAAACTACTCTGGAGATCCAGGAAATGGACAGAAACATGTGGCTAAATTAATTGTTCGTCTCTGCATGAAGTTACTTACAGCTCAGGCTCAGGCGCCTGCTCCTGCTCCTCAGCATCTGCCACAGGGGCATCTGCCACAGGGGCATCTTCCACAGCAGATACACGGGGCACAAGAGTCGCAGGGCCCTTCAGAAGCTTGAGTTGCTCGTCCACAGGCAGGTCATTCACATACGCAATCACCGTCTCCTTCAGAACAGGAACAGGGTTCGGCAGAGTGGCCAGATACTTGCCATGGAGCGCATATACATGCGGGCGGAAGCAATAGGCCAGGTCGCGCATGCCCTTCGTCTTTGTCTTGTTCATGTCACAATACGCCTCATACAAGCCGACCGTGCGCTCACGCAGGAGCTTCTCCAGCGCCCACATAGCGTTACTCTCGTCGCGGAAGATGGCGAGATACTTCTTCGCCTCGCCGGCGGCGCGCAAGCGGAGGAAGCGCTCCATCGGATCAGCCTCCATGCCACGCAGAGCGCGCGCCGAGAGATAAGCGAAGTTGCGCATACGCCAGCGCTGAATAGAGGTGCCCGACTGGAACACGAGGCCCTGCCACGCGTAGTTGTCCTGGCGATACTTGCGGAAGAGCGCCTTCGCGTCCTCCACCGTGGTCTGCTCGGCATAGACATGGGGGTGCAGGCCGGCAAAGATCTTCGGCCAGGCCGCCAGATCGTTCAGGAAAGTGACTGAGCCGGCAGCATCAATAGAGCCAAAGTGGGTCACGAATACGCGGTTGTAGGGAACAGGAGCCACGATCTTGTGCTCGCGGTGCTGGAGCACAAGGCTAATAAACTGGCCAGGCTCCAGGTAAGAGCCGAAGAATGCATCCGTGCCACCTACCGTTGAGAGAGCCTCATTCAGAAGCTCGGCGAAACTCCGCTTGCTGTAGAAGGTCCCCTTCGCACCGAGGCTGGTGCGCGTGGCGATGCCCACAACGCCCGTGGCATCCTTCCATGCCTGCAGCATAGTTCCGTCCACGAAATCCGAGACGCGCACGGAGGCGCCGGCAGGAGGCATGGACGCCTCGGCCTTCACAGGGGCCACACTCACAGGCCGGTTCGTCGTCTTGTTCCACACCACGGAGCGGAATAGAGGGACGTGCTCGGCTGCGAAGTCGCTCACGCCCTTCGTATAGCGAATCACTGCGAGCGGGCTGTTCGCCGGCTCAATCACACGTAGAGAGCCACCAGCGGGCGAAGTCAGATGGGTGCGCAGGTTCTCCCAGGAAGAATAGTTAGACGCCAGCACAGAGAAAGATGCAACAAGACCAGATGCAGACATGATAGATTATAAAGGGACTTTGCCTTTATGCTAGGGCGACGAATCAATTTTTAGCCCAAGGTATAAACCGCCTTTATGAAATTCCAGGTCCACAGATTAGAGGATGTTGGCTGATACTATATCTATATCTATTTTGATCGTATATCTTTTTCCCGCGTATATGTTTATATTATACAAACATATATGGTGGTTATTGTTTTTACTAGGACTTATTTCTGCGAATATTGTTGTGGAAAGTGTAAAAGGGGTCTTGGTTGAATATAGTCGGCCTCTGGGAGCGAAGGGGTGTGATTTATTCTGCGTTGGCGGTGATGTTGGTGGCCAACCTGCGTTTCCTTCAGGACACATGACAGCTACGACAATGTTTGTTGGAGTAATGTGGCTACACTATGGCCACACCTACATACTTGTTGCAGGTATACCGTGGATTCTGGCGATGGGCTGGTCGCGCTGGATAAAACGCTGTCACACATGGCAACAAGTCGTGGGCGGAATATTTACGGGGACCGTGTTCTCATATATGTATGAAGCGATAACCGATGCGAAAGAATAAGGCCACTGTATTTTTACATTAACATGTAGAATGGAAGGGGATGGAGAAGGAAAGGAAGTTCTTCCAGTAGCAGTCCCAGAAAAAAAGGTGGGTCTGGAGGTGGGAGATACTGTTGTAATTCTGGGTGGTCAGATGAATGAGACCGTCGGCAAGGTATACGGCTTCTCTACTGACCGCCTGCTGATTATGCCGCGCGGTGTTACAGATCGTGTCATTCGCATTCGTGTTGGTCCTGATGGACGCCCTGA